TCTATACTCAAGGGTTCAGTCAAAGTGCTTTTGAATAATTTTCAGGGACAGTAAAAGTGATGCCCGTCCAAAGAAACGGGCTCACATCTTTGAAATTGTCCTTGACATGGGGTACAGTTTAATATTTCTCGGCGTTCCCCGGACTGTGCAGAAATGCGCAAGCGGGATGGTCAAAAATGAGCAGCCTGATTGCTCAAAAGTGAGCAATACGATTGCGCAAAACTGCACACCTAACCAAATAAATAAGAACAACCTGAGATGGAACAAAATAAATAGAACCAAAGAAGCATATGGGCGGTATCAGAATGTTTTTCTGGAAAATTATTCGGAACTGAAAATCGAAATTGCAGAGTTGGATGTACTGATCGAAGAGCTTTCAGCCTATATGCAGTCTACAGGCAGGAAGTATGCAGATCATGCGGCGACCCTGCACAGCTGGTCAGCACGAAAGAGAAAGCAACAGAAACCGGGAGCAGGCATCCCGGACTATACCTACAACAAGGAGGAAAGTTTATGACGGAAACGATCCGGACAGCGATGGACAGGCTTATGACGACCGCTGCAGAACCGCAGGATTACGTTGCGGAAGATGGGCTGCTGTACTGCGGCAGCTGCAATACCCCCAAGGAAGCATTCTTCCCGAATGGCAGAAAACTGTTTGGATATGACCGCCATCCGGCTGAATGCAAGTGCAGGCAAGCGGTGAGAGAAAAGCAGGAAGCCGAGGAAAAGGAACGGCTGCATCACGAGAACGTGCGGCGGCTGAAGCTGCAGGGCTTTACCGACTGGGCGATGCAGAATTGGACGTTTGAAAACGACAATGGGCAGAATCCACAGATGCAGCTGGCACAGCGGTATGTGAATCACTGGCCGGAAATGCGGGAGAAGAATGTGGGGCTGCTGCTCTGGGGCGGTGTAGGAACAGGGAAAAGCTATATGGCGGGCTGTATTGCCAATGCCCTGATAGAGCAGGAGGTGGCAGTCTGCATGACGAATTTTGCTCGGATCATGAATGAACTGAACAATGCCTTTGCAGGGCGGAATGAAGTCGTGGACAGGCTGTGCAGTTATCCGCTGCTTGTCATTGATGATTTCGGCATGGAGCGCGGCACGGAATATGCATTGGAGCAGATTTATAACATCATCGACAGCCGTTACCGCAGTCGGAAACCTCTGATCGTTACCACGAACCTGACCCTGACGGAGTTGAAGAACCCACAGGATACCGCACACGCCCGTATCTATGACCGCCTGCTGGAACTGTGTACGCCGATTGCCTGCACAGGCCCCAGCATAAGAAAAGACATAGGACAGGGGAAATTGGATTTTCTGAAAACACTTTTAGTCTGAAATGGAGGAACGCGATTGAAAGAAAACAGCACAATGAGTTGGTTGGAGCAGATCCACCAGATGAAGAACCGGGACATCCGCACGATTGAACAGTCTGAACTGCAGGAATTGCCGCAGGATGCAGTGGAACACGGATTGCCGCAGAAGGAAAGGCTGAAAAATCTGCTGGATAAGGTCCGAAATCCTTATTGCTATCTGGACAACGGAATCATTGTGAAGCTGAATTTTGCACCGAGAGGGAGCGGCACACTGTCTGAGCGCATTGGCAGATGTTTTCAGTCTGCCAGCTGAAACGGTAGAGAAAGTTTCGGCAAGCTGCTGAAAAATCGCACAGAAAAATTTCGCACTTTAATGCGATAAAGCGCTGGACAAAGGGTGATGATTCTGGTAAGCTGTTTGTGGGTAAGAAAATAGGAATGTGCCAGCTGAGCAAAGCTTGCTTGGCAGGCTTGTTCTACATAGAAAAATGTGGAGCCTTTCGCTTCTCTGACGAACAGTATTGCCGATTCGTTAAGGAGGTGGAAGGCTTTTGTTATACCCTGATATAAATTCACAGAAGAAACTGCAGCAAAATTCAACTCGTTATCGTACAGCCCTGTATTTACGCTTATCCCGTGAGGATGGCGATAAGACAGAGAGCGACAGCATTGCAAACCAGCGTACACTGCTGGAAACCTATGCCGCAGATCACCCGGAACTGTGCATTGTGGATGAGTTTGTGGATGATGGCTACTCCGGCTCGAACTTTGAACGCCCAGCGTTCCAAAACCTGTTCAAGGAACTGGAACAAGGAACCGTTAATTGCATTCTGGTGAAAGATTTATCCCGTTTCGGACGGAATTACATTGAAGTGGGACGCTATCTGGAACGGATTTTTCCGGTCATGCGGGTCCGGTTGATTGCAGTGACGGACAACTATGATAGTCAATCCGCGTGGAAAACCAGTGATTCCATCATGGTCCCAATGAGGAACCTGCTCAACGATGCCTACTGCCGGGATATTTCTGTCAAGATCAAGAGCCAGCTTGCGGTCAAGCGGAAACGCGGCGATTTTGTGGGGAGCTTTGCAGCGTATGGATACCAGAAGAACCCTGCCAATCACACCAAGCTGATTGTAGACGAACTGGCAGCGGAAACGGTGCAAGATATTTTTCGCTGGAAGATCAGCGGCATGAATAATCAGAGCATCGCAGACCGTTTGAATGCAGAGAAAGTGCCGTCCCCAGCCGCGCGAAAGCTGCAGAGCGGTGCAAAGCTGAGCCTGCATTTCCGCAAGAGTGATGAGCCGCCGTGGTCTGCCAAGGCAGTGGACCGCATCCTGCACAATGAGGTCTATACCGGGAAACTGGTACAGGGAAGGACCCGGCGATTGGATTATCGCTCCAAAAGGAAAATGAACGTGCCGATGCGGGACTGGGTAATCGTGGACAACACCCATGAAGCAATCGTTCCGGCGGAGCAGTTTGAACTGGTGCAGCGGATTCTGGAAACCGAAACCCGCAGGCCAAACGATGCCGAAACGGTGGCTTTGTTTTCAGGTTTTCTCTATTGTGGGGATTGCGGCAGTCGGCTGGTGCGCAGATCAGCCAGCTATAAGGAAAAGCGGTATATCTATTATCAGTGCTCCGGCAGCAAGCAGAACAAAGGAAGCTGCACGAGCCATAATCTGCGGGATGAAAAGCTCTATAACATCGTGCGGAACGCGCTCCAGATGCAGATCCAGCTCGTGATGGAAGAAGCGGAGTTTGTAGAGAGCATCCGGCAGGCCCGGCAGGAACCATACCGTGTGCGGCGCATCGAGCGGCAGATTCGGCAGCTGACCGCAGAAAAGGCTCATACACAAGGCATTAAGGAAAAGCTGTACGGGGATTATGCAGACGAAATCCTCACACGGGAGGATTTTCTGAACTATAACGAACTGTACAGCAAGCGGATCGAAGAGTATGACCGCAAAATTGAGGAACTGGAAGAGGAACAGCAAAATCTGCAGACGGCTCCGAATGCCTTTCCATTTCTGGACGTATACCGCAAGTATCGGAAATTGGAAGAGATCACCCGTCCGATGGTCGTTGAACTAATTGAGAAAATCGAAGTGTATGAGGGCAATCGGGTAGAAATCACGTTCCGATTCCAAGATGAAATTTCGGACCTGCTGGAAGAACTGCATCAAAAGCAGATGGAGCAGCATGAAGTATCTGCATGAAAGGAGAAGCTGACTTATGGCAAGAGTAAGCAAGAAAGTAAGCGCGGCGCAGCGGGAAGCCGAGAACACGCAGCACCGTGTCTGGAAAACCGCAATTTACGCACGACTGTCCGATTTTGATGATGTGCTTCGGGATGCGGAATCGCTGGAAGTACAGATTTCTTACATCAAGGAGTACATCAACCACAGGGATGACCTGATGCTGCAGGATGTGTTTGCAGATAAACGCTGCACAGGGACAAATTTTGACCGCCCGGAATTTGAGCGGCTGCTGAAAGCACTGCAGGAGCGGAAAATCGACTGCATCGTGGTAAAGGACTTCTCACGTCTGGGTCGCAATTTCGTGGAAACAGGGCAGTATTTGGAACAGGTGTTTCCACTGTTTGGCGTAAGATTTATCGCCATCAATGATAATTATGACAGCCTGAACAGCAAGAGCCGGGATGGGATGCTGGTGCCGATCAAGAGCATGATCAATGAGATGTACTCAAAGGACCTGTCCCAGAAAATCCAGTCGTGTTTTCGTTCCAAGGAAGCACGGGGAGAAATTTATACTCCTGTCCCATTCGGCTACAAAAAGGATCAGAAGAATCATTTGATTCTGGACGAGGAAGTCAGCGATGTGGTGATGCAGATTTTCCTCTGGAAGAAATCCGGCATGAAAGAGTACGAGATTGCAAAGAAACTGTCCGCGCAGGGAATCCCGACACCCTTTACGCGCCGATGTCAGTTGGGGTATGTGAGAAATACTTCACGGGAAAAGGACCCTGCATGGCAGTCGACCTTTGTGACAAAGGTTCTGGAAAATCCAATCTACACAGGAACAATGGTCTACAACCGTATCGCCTACGATGAAATGTATCGGAAAATCGGGCAGAATCCACGAGAAGACTGGCGGATGGTGCCGGACAGCCATCCGGCGATTATCAGCTGGGAACTGTTTGATGAAGTTTCCGCACTGCGAGAAGCTGAGCAAGCGGTCAGGGAGGAGCGGAAAACGTGGTGCAAACAGCGCAGAGAGAACAATCCGAATATTTTCAAAGGCAGAATATTTTGCAAGGAGTGCGGAGAAAAGCTGGTTTGCCATTGGCAAAGTGATGGCTCGCTGTATTTTTACTGCTCATCCTGCCACGGTTCCATTTCAGAAAAAGACCTCTGGAACTGCATCAATCAGGAGCTGCACCAGCGGATGAAAGAACACCGGGACTTGCAGAAGCTGATACAGAAGAATTCGGGGAAAAGCAAACTTGAAATGAAGAAAGTGGCATTGAACCGTGAAATGGAACAGGTATCGGGCAACATCGTTCGATTGGAATCGCAGAAGCGCAGTGGCTATGAGCAGTATGTTCTCGGAAAACTTTCAAAAGAAAAGTTCTTGGAGTTGAAGCGGAATGCAGAGAATGAAATTGAGGCATTCAGACAGACAAAAGCTGAAAAAGAGAAGGAACTGGCCGTTGTTCAAGAAGAATTGCAGCAGAAAAAGCAAATCATAGGCAACGCAGAGGTTCTTTTAACGGCAGATAATCTGCAGCAGTATGTAAAGAAAATTGAAGTGGACCGCAGAAAAATTACTTATACAGAATTTTTATTGTGATGAAAAAGGAGAACAGACGATGAAAGAGAAAATCTATGATGCCCGGACAGGAATGGAATATGTTTTGGTGGGTGATTATTATCTACCAGCCTTGAAACTGCCACGAACTCGTCCGATTGGCCGCTGGGGAATGCTGCACAAGGCGTACCTGAAACTGCGAAAACCAGCCTATTACCAGAGCTTGCAGCTGAGCGGAAAACTGGATACTGTTTTGGCAGACGTGGAAGAACAGGCGGCAGAGCGATATGAGGTTTTGATCGAGCAGATGAGCCAGCGGGAGGGCGTTTCGGAAAAATTGAAAGAAGAAAATCAGATGGAGTGGGTACGCCGCATGAAGAATCTTGAAAATCGTGCAGCAGAAATCGTAAAGGCAGAATTGATCTACACGTTTGAAAGGCGGTGAGTTGTAGATGATTGGAACCTATTACCGGCTTTCCCTGGCAGACGAGGATGTTGGGGCTGATAAGGCCGAGAGCAACAGCATTCAGGGCCAGCGCGGACTGGTAGAGGAGTACATTATGGCTCGCCCAGAATTGGCTGCAGAACCGCGTCAGGAGTATGTGGACGATGGCTATTCTGGCACCTCCACAAGCCGCCCTGCGTTCCAGCGGCTGATTCAGGATGCGCAGGACGGAAAGGTGAAAACAATTATTGTAAAGGACTTTTCCCGGTTTGCCCGTGACTACATCGAAGCAGGCGATTATATGGAGCGCATTTTTCCATTGCTGGGCGTTCGATTCATCTCTGTCAACGATGGGTATGACAGTGGAATACACGCCGGAAACGATGTGCGAGGGCTGGAAGTGGCCATCAAGAACATTATCAACGCATCCTACAGCCGAGACCTTTCTGCCAAAATTGCTGCAGCCGACCATGTGATGCAGAAAAAAGGAATGTATCTCGGAGGATATCGCCCGTTCGGATTCCTGCCAGACCCGAACGATTGCCATAAGCTGATCCTCGACCCGGTAGCCAGTCAGTATGTACGGTTGATCTTTGAACTGGCATTGCAGGGAAACAGGACGGGGACCATCGCAAAAATCATGAACGAAAAGCAGATTCCAACCCCGGCAACGTATCATGTGGCAGAAAACCATGTGTACAGCGAGCAGAAAGCGTGGGACTTGCAGCGCAGCCATTGGACAAGCGGAACGGTTTACCATATATTGAAAAATGAGAAGTATAAGGGGACCTACGTGGGCGCGAAATTCATTATGCCTGTTCCGTGCAAACACCGGGTCCTGCGCGCTCCTTTGGAACAGCAGGTACGAATTGAGGACAGCCATGCCGCCATTGTGACCCCGGAAGAATTTGAACAGGCACAAAAGACCATTATGCTGCAGCATGGGAACCACCAGGCCGGGAACTACACAAAACACCAGTATCCCTTAAAAGGCAAGGTCTACTGCGGTTACTGCCAGAAGCTGATGAAATACCGTGCTCTCAAGAAACTTGGCCCCTCTTTTAACTGCAGATTTTCAGCCACAGCGATGGACAGCCCCTGCAAGCGAATCCCGATTTCCGAGGAATTGCTGGAAGAGATTGTCCGAAATGCGCTGACAGCGCAGATAAAACAGGCAGAGCATGTACTGGAAATCCTGCACGAACGGGAACGCAAAGCGTTGATTTGCTTTTCCGCACTAGAACGACAGGAAGAAAAGCTGAGCGCAGAAAAGGCAGAAATCGTAAAACAGCGCGTTGCACTGTACGAGCAGTATGCCGACGGAAATATAAGCAAGGAAGAATTCATCCGGCAGAGAGATGCCTACAGAGTGCAGGAAGATGAACGGATGGAGCAGATTCAAAGGTTGCGTACCGAGAAAAATCAAATTTTCCAGCCTGTGAAGAAGGATACGGATAATTTGCAGGCCGTGATGAATGCAGTGGGAGAAGCTGGCGATGTGATGCACTTATCGCAGAATGTGGTAGAAACCTTTATTGACCGCATCGAGGTTTTCAACAATGAGCGCGTGAAAATTCGTTTTACATTTGAAGATGTACTGAAAAGTTACGAAGCAGAGTGAGAAATGATATTTGCGTTTTTGAAAAGTTCATGCTACAATAACTATAGAAGGGAGTGTGGAGGAAATGGTTCTCCAGTACTATGTGGTAGAAAATGAGACCGGGAAACAAATTGAGATCGATATTGAATCGGCAACCAACGAAGACCTGACCTCTACAAAGGAAAAGTGGCAATCTGATTGGACGAGTGAATTTATCCGCGACCCAAAGCTGGAAAAGTATGCGGCGAAAACAGATGCTGGCGAAATTGTAGCATTGGGTGCATATCGAGAAGATGATTACGGAATATCGGTTTTTATTGCGAATATTGAAGCGCATCCTGAGAGTAATCCGACAATTAGCACAGTGCGGAAATACGCAGGCATTGGCCGAATGATGATTGCTTATGGTATTCAATTGTCAATTGATAGTGGACATGGTGGTATTGTAACCTTTGAAGCAAAAACAGATGAACTGTATGATCACTACATCAAAGACTTTCATGCAGTTCCGATTTTTCAGCCACATTCGGGAGGCCCAAAGCTGCTTATGCTGGCAGATGAGGGTGCGCAAGAAATTTTTAGTACCTACTTATCTTAAAGATTGGAGGGTTCAGTATGAAAGACCAAGAAATTGAACTGCAGGTCGCTCCTATGAGCAACGATACGATGGAATATTTGAATGTTCTGTTTGGCGTATGTAAACGCTTTAAAACAGATTATTACCATGCAACGCCAAAACAGCGTGAATTTATTGATGCAGTAGCTGCGCATGAGTATCAGCTGATGAAAGCCCATGAAAAGGGACTGAGCCGTGCTTCTGTTCCTCCTTTTATGGGAATGAAGCGGAGTGAACGCAGTAACAATATGCCTGCTTGATAGTAAGAGAATAAGCTAACACAATAACTGCCTGCATAAACCACAGACAGCACCCAGGAAGATTCGAGGGTGCGTCTGCAGCTTATGCGGGCCGTTTTGTTTTGTGTTTTTACTGCGAAAAAATGTTAAATTCCAAGACTGACAAGAGTAGCCTTTAACTCCTTGGCCATACGGATAATAATAGTCTGTTCAGTTTCATTACAGTCCAACAGCAAGCGATGAATTTCGGAGTTTGCAGAGGAAGAAGAATGTTCAAGACAATCGAGCAAAAGTTCATCCGTAGAAACGGATAAGGCGTTGGCAATTTCGACAAGAACAGAAATGCTAGGAATCTTTGTCCCATTTTCGATACGGACAATGTGTTCACGACTACAGCTAACTTTTGCTGCGAGGGCTTCCTGCGACAGATTCGATTTTGAACGGTAGAAGCTGATTCGTTTTCCAAGAGCAGTACAATTTACGGACATATGGCAATCTTCCTTTCAAATGCCCGCATAAGAATACTTTAATTATTTGACTTATGGAGAAATGAATCAAGAAGAACCAAAAGAGCAATCCGCTTGGCAGTCAGAATTTTTATTTTTCCCCTCTAGCGGAGATGGCTTCTGAGGCCAAAATGTGACCCAGTAGATCACATTTTAAGGAACAAGTGACCTGCTGGGTCACAGAAAAAATCATCTGATAAGAGTATAATAAAAGCATGAAATCAAGCTACGAAAATAAAGTGGGGAAAACGAAATGGAACAGCTGCTGACACTGTATAGCGAAGTTCAGTCAACGGATGTACGGTGGCTGTGGTATCCGTTTATCGCAATCGGAAAAATCACACTGCTGCAAGGTGATCCCGGCGATGGAAAATCCACCATGATGATGAATCTGATTGCGGAACTTTCAATGGGTGGTAGGACCCCGGACGGATGCAAAATTGGTGCGCCGCAAAAAGTGATTTATCAGTGTTCCGAGGATGGCGTTTCTGACACGATAAAGCCCCGTCTGGAACGCTGTGGGGCAGACTGCAGAAAGATCGCTTTCATCAATGAGGAAATCTATAACGGCCTTACATTGGATGATGAACGCATCCGGCAGGCAATCATTGAATTCCGGCCGCGATTGGTCGTGATTGACCCGATTCAGGCTTATCTTGGCAGTGATTCCGATTTGCAGATCGCAGGCAGGGCACGAAAACTGATGCGCCGCCTTGGGATGTGGGCTGCTGGTTATGACTGTGCCATCGTTCTGATTGGGCACCTCAACAAAAAAGAAGGTTCCAAAGGGCTGTACCGCAGTCTGGGCAGCATTGATGTTGTAGCAGCAGCACGAAGCGTCCTGCAAGTGGAGCGGGATACCGAGAATCCTGATATAAGAATCGTACATCAAATCAAAAACAGCCTTGCGCCTACAGCAGAAGACATTCGTTTTTCCATTTCTGCCGGAAATGGCTTTCAGTGGCTGGAGTGCAGACCACAACCCTTTGAAAAACAACGGCCGGATACCGAAATAAAATTTGAAACAGAGCAGCAGAAAGCTGCCTACTGGATCAAGCATTTCCTTGAAAAAGGAGATATGAGCGCAAATGAAATTTATTGCCGTCTGGACAACGAGGGGGTCAGCAAACGTGTGGCGCGGATGGTAAAAACAGAAATGGGAATCCACTGCTACCAGAAGAAGCGGAGATGGTATTGGAGTGTTCAGCCGGAAGAAGGTGCTGTGAATGGACTGCAGGTATAAAGTTGGCGGCTATGTGAAACTTGCAAAACTGTGGGAACGTTCCAAGGATGCAGCGGTGGCCTATCATAGTTCTTATTATGCTGAAAAATTCAAGGATGATGCCGAGAAAAAGCTGGCTGGTGTTTACATCGACATTACAGGAAATAAGGAAATTTACAAGCGCCCAGAAATGGTGCATCTGCTCAAAGATTGCAAAAATGGTGTCGTCAATCTAGTTTTCTCACAGACAAGAGCCTACCTTGCAGCAAATACCTGTGATTTTTGTTTCCTGCTGAAATATCTGTTCGACTTGCCGATGCGAGTGGACATTGTTACAGACGATGATGACCAGAGAATCGACACCATTCTTGATGTTGATAACCAGCGGCAGAGTCTAAAAGAATTAGCTGAAAAATACACATCAATCCGCAGGAAAGACTATTTTGAGTGGAGAGCACGACTGGAAAATGAAATAACAAAGGCTGATAAAAAATGAACGCAGAATACATCCCAGCAGAAAACATTGAAGTGTTGCCGAGTGGGGCGGATTGGCAGAGCCGACATCTGGAATCTGAAAGGCGAAAAGCAGAGATTCGTGACAGAATCCATAAGCAGACAGACCAATATCAGAAAACGGCAAAAGATTACTTTCGTCCGGCAAAGCCAACTCCATCTATTTATGACAGCGACTTGAAGCGTGTGGCAGTTTATACCCGTGTCAGTACCTCCAGTGAAGAACAGATTTCTTCCATCGAGAACCAGACCCTTTATTACACAAAAAAGATTGCAGAAACGGAAAACTGGAACCTGCAGGATATTTACAGCGATGAGGGAAAATCCGGCACATCGCTGCGCAAGCGAGATGCGTTTAAGCGCATGATGCAGGATGCCAAAGACCAGAAGATGGATTTGATTATCTGTGCCAGCATT